CTGTTGGTTTCATGGTTGACTCCTTAGTCGTATGATTTGAGGTGAGGGTATTCGTCACGCAAGTCTTTGAGTTGCACGCCAAGGGCTTTCGCCCATGCTTTGCGTTTGCGCTGGAAGCACATGAGTTGCACATCACGAAGGCGGATGTAGTAGTTGAATATGTCACGAGTTGGCATGATGGTTTCCTTTCAACGAATGATGATTGACATGGGGCGATTGTTACGGCACGCCTCACGATATGCGTAGAACATAAGTTGTTTGATGAGATACAGGTTTTTCTTGCTCATGATTTTCTCCTTGAGAGTTGTTGTATGGGCAGGCTTGCCCCACAAGCACAGCACGCTATGCTTGTAGAGATCCCTGCTGATTAGCAGTTCTTGTATTGTTGAATGAGGGTTGCACCTTGCCAGAGTTCCACATGAAGGAAGGTCTTGGTCAGGGCGTTGAAGATTGTGTGGGCGCAAGTCTGATTGTCAGAAGATGCGTAGTGGTTGGCTGAGCCATTGCGAACGATGATTTGATATAACATGATAGATCCTTGAGATAATTGATTGGACAAGAAAAGAAACACCGCAGGAGCCTCGCCCTTGCGGTGTTCTGGGAGATTGGGGACTGAGTCCCCGATTGAGATTATTGAAACGTAACTGATGCGCGCAGTTGTGTGAGCAACGCATTGAATTGCTTCTGTGTTAAGCCTGCATCAATAATCTCGTTGGTGAGCTTCTTGACCAGCTTGGCGGATACTTCAACGGCATCACTAGACTCAGAGCCACAGATGAATGTGACTGTGCGACCAAGTGCCTTACGGCACGCTTCGTACGCCTTTGCGCTTGAGTCCAACACTTGCTTGCCTGAGCCTGAGCCTTCGCCCGTCACAAGCTTCACATCGTAGACACTAGCGAACTCAGGCAACAAGATAGAACGAACACTCTCACGAGTCTTGCGCCCCAGTTGCTTCTTGAGTGCGTTGCGTGCAAGGTCTGCTTTCGCAGATGCGTCTCCCTCAGCTTTGATGAGAACGACTTGGGACTTGATAGATACTGACATGGTAACTCTCCTTGAGTTGATTGGGGACTGAGTCCCCGATTGGTTGTTGTGTCTCCGAGGGCGATCTCCCTCATTGACAACTCTAGTTTACAAAGTATGGGGGAAAATAAACTTACCTAAAGTCTGCAGAGTTGGCTGTGGAGTTGACCCCACCCTACCCCCACCAGCCCGTTTTGGGGCATGCCGATGGATAGGACATAAACACTGTTCCATAACCGCAATTCAAATTTTCAAAAATCCCGAAACTGTTGGCGTAAAAGACAACACCCCACCCCCCCTAAAAATTTTAAAAAATTTCCAAGGATCAATGTCAAACGTTGGACATTACAATATAAAAAAAGCCCCACCAGCGTCAACTAGTGGGGCAAAGATGGCAACAATCCATCAAGGAGAAGCAATGACTTGCGCCATTACCGAAAAGAAGTGTACACTAACACCAACGAGGCAACAAGTGCGACGCCAGCACTAACCCTACGCAATGCTAGAACATTTGATTAACGGCGAGTTTCATCCAGAGGTGGTAGACGCCACCGCGGAAGTGCTGTCTTTTGAAAAGGCAGACCCAACTACGACCATCGACGCCAAAGTCAAGACGGCTCAGTGGCTCAAAGACCTAGAGCTTGAAGACGAAGAGATAGAGTCCAAGGCAGAACAAGAATCTGCCCGTAAGTCTTTTGCAAGTCTCGTGACAGGCCAGCCTGTTGGGAATACGCAACAAGCGCTGGCTAACTTAAAGACGCCTGCTGCAGTGCAGCATTTGGTTGGGATGCTGACAGCCTACGATTGGGCGTTTGTCGAGCAAGCCAAAGAACTGCGGGGCTACGCAGTGGCTCAGATCCTAGAAGAAGTCAAACATCCAGACGCACGCATTCGCCTCAAGGCGCTAGACATGCTAGGTAAGGTCACGGAAGTGGCGCTGTTCACCGAACGGGTTGAGGTCAAGAAGACCGAGATGTCGGACGTAGAGCTTGAGACGCGCATTAAAGAGAAGCTCAACAGATTCATGGGCGTAATCGATGTGGTCGACGTTACAGCGGACAAAGATGAAGCCTGAGAACTTCACCACCCTGAGCAAACTTGAGCTAGAAGCTATGGCAAAGGCTCTGCCGCATTTGTCCAAACAGGAGAAACTGGAGCTTTTTAACGATTTGGACTTGCGTGAGTCCCGCGCCAATCTACAGGCGGCTAAAACAAACATGCTTGGCTTCGCCCAAGCGGTATATCCGGGCTTTAAGATAGGCCCACACCACAAGAAACTTGCCAAAATCTTCACCGACGTGGTCGAGGGCAGGAAAAAGCGCGTGATTATCAACATCGCGCCACGTATGGGTAAGTCTGAGTTCTCGTCTTACCTGTTTCCTGCGTACTTTTTAGGTAAATATCCCGAGAAGAAGATCATCATGGGCACGCACACTGCGGGTTTATCTGAAGATTTTGGCCGCCGGATACGTAACTTGATTGATTCTGATGAATACCGTGAAGTTTTCCCCAATACGATGGTGGCAGACGATCAAAAGGCTGCCGGTAAGTGGTCTACAAGCGCTGGCGGTCAGTACTATGCTGCTGGTGTCGGGGGTGCTCTTGCTGGTCGTGGTGCTGATCTGTTCGTTATTGACGATCCTCACTCGGAACAGGACGTAAAGTCTAACTCTAGACTCGCGTTCGATACGGCTTGGTCTTGGTTCCAGACGGGCCCACTGCAGCGTTTGATGCCGGGTGGCGGGATTATCATTGTGATGACCCGTTGGTCGCTGTTAGACCTGACTGGGCGCCTAATTGACTACCAAACCAAGAACCCAGAGGCGGTTCCATGGGAGATTGTGGAGTTGCCGGCCATTTTGAACGAGGATGAAGAAGACGAGAAGTCTCTTTGGCCAGAGCAGTGGTCACTTGAGGCGCTGAAGTCTACGAAAGCCAGCATTGACCCGCGTTATTGGAACGCGCAGTACATGCAGCAGCCCACATCTGAGAACTCTGCCATTATTTCACGCAGGATGTGGCGTATCTGGGAGCCAGATGACCCGCCAAGGTGTGAATACATCATCCAGTCATGGGATACGGCGTTTGAAACCAAGAACAACTCCGACTATTCCGCGTGTACAACGTGGGGCATCTTCTACAACGAGGAAGAAAACGACACGCCCCAGCTTATGTTGCTGGATGCGTTCAAAGACCGCATGGCTTTCCCCGAACTTAAGGTAGTCGCGCTCAAACACTATAAAGAGTGGGAGCCTGACGCGTTCATTGTGGAGAAAAAGGCGGCTGGCGCACCATTGATACAAGAACTTAGGGCGTTAGGCATACCTGTGCAGGAGTTCAGCCCATCAAGGGGCAACGACAAGATGGTGCGAGTCAACGCGGTTGCAGATTTATTCAGTTCAGGTAAAGTCTGGGCACCCGACACACGCTGGGCACGAGAAGTGATCGAAGAGTTGGCCGCGTTCCCAGTTGGGGAGCACGACGACTACGTGGACACGACAACACAGGCGCTGCTACGCTTTAGGCAAGGCGGCTTTATTGCTTTAGACACGGACGAGAAAGATGACCTTGCGATCTTTCATCGCCGGAAACACGAATACTACTAGGAACACACATGGCAACGAACATCGACAAAGCGCTGTACCAACAACCCATGGGCATCGACGCGCTGGGCGAACAAGAGTCACCATTAGAGATCGAGATCGTTGATCCCGAAGAAGTCACCATTGGTATGGACGGGGTGGAGATCACCATCACGCCCGGAGAAGATGACGGCGAAGAAGATTTCAATGATAACTTGGCCGAGTACATAAAAGACGGCACCTTGCAATCCTTGGCTGGTGACTTGGTGTCTGACATCGACAACGACAAGAATGGCCGCAAGGATTGGGAGAAGACGTACGTTGATGGTCTGAAACTTTTGGGCTTGCAGATTGAAGAGCGCACGGAACCTTGGAACGGCGCATGCGGTGTGTTCCACCCCATGATTACAGAAGCGGTTGTGCGCTTCCAAGCAGAGACAATCACTGAGACGTTCCCAGCCCAAGGGCCTGTGCGCAGTAAACTCATCGGCAAAGAAACGCCAGAGATGAAAGAAGTGGCGTCTAACGTTGAAGACGACATGAACTACGAGTTGACGGAAGTCATGACGGAGTACCGCGCTGAACATGAGCGCATGCTCTGGTCACTGCCAGCCACAGGCTCAGCTTTCAAGAAGGTGTACTACGATCCCAATTTGGGACGTCAAGTGTCAATGTTTATTCCTGCGGAAGATATGTATCTGCCGTACGGCACAACGGATCTGGATACTTGCTACCGCATCACGCACGTCATGCGCAAGACCAAGAACGAGATCATCAAGCTTCAGCAAGCAGGTTTTTACATTGACGTTGACTTACCTGACGCACCCAGAGACTTGACAGACATTCAGAAAGCCAAGGACAAAGAGACTGGCTTTAGTGATTTGAACGATGACCGCTACACCCTGTATGAGTGCCACGTTGATTTGAACCTCGAAGGCTACGAAGACAAGGACGACTCTGGTGAAGAGACCGGCATCATGTTGCCATACGTTGTCACGCTGATTAAAGGCTCTAACGACATCCTGTCAATTCGCCGCAACTGGAAGGAAGAAGATGACCTCCGACTCAAGCGCCAGCACTTCGTTCACTACCAATATATCCCGGGTTTTGGAGCTTACGGCTTCGGGCTTTTCCACCTTATCGGGGGCTTTGCTAAATCCGCTACATCCCTCATGCGACAACTCGTCGATGCAGGAACACTCAGCAATCTCCCCGGCGGACTCAAGACACGCGGCCTGCGCATCAAGGGCGATGACACGCCAATTGCACCCGGAGAGTTCCGTGACGTAGACGTTGGCTCGGGCACGATCCGCGACAACATCTTGCCGCTACCGTACAAGGAGCCAAGCGCTACGCTGTTTAATTTGATGCAGACCATCGTTGATGAAGGTCGTCGCTTTGCCGCGACTGCTGACATGAAGGTGTCCGACATGTCTGCGCAGGCTCCTGTGGGAACCACGCTGGCACTGCTTGAGCGCCAGTTAAAGGTGATGACTGCGGTGCAGGCTCGTGTGCACTTTGCCCTGAAGCAAGAGTTCAAGCTCTTGAAGAACATCATCCGCGACTACACAGACGCTGACTACACATACACACCCGAGTACGGCACTCGCAAAGCTAAGAAAGCCGACTATGACTTGGTGGACGTTATCCCTGTGTCAGACCCCAACGCTGCGACAATGTCTCAGCGCGTTATCCAGTACCAAGCCGTCATTCAGATGGCGCAGATGGCTCCCGATATTTACAACTTGCCCGAACTCCACCGCGGTATGTTGGGCGTCTTGGGTATTAAGAATGCTGAGAAGCTTGTGCCGATTGAGGACGATCAGAAGCCCACCGATCCCGTGCAGGAGAACCAGAATGCACTCAAAGGCAAACCGCTTAAAGCGTTCTTACATCAAGACCATCAGTCACATATCCAAGTGCACATGATGCTGATGCAAGACCCGATGATTCAGCAGTTCATTGGTCAGAACCCACAGGCTCCCAAGATCATGGGCGCAATCACTGCGCACATTGCAGAGCACGTTGGCTATCAGATGCGCCAGCAGATCGAGCAGCAGTTGGGTATGCCTTTGCCTCCCGAGGGCGAGAAGTTGCCACCACAAATGGAGATTGCGTTGTCGGGCATGATGGCACAGGCGGCTCAGCAGGTGTTGATGCAGAACCAAGCCAAGGCTGCGCAGATGCAGGCACAGCAACAGATGCAAGACCCAGTCATGCAGTTGCAGATGCAGGAACTCCAACTCAAAGGTCAGGAACTTGAGTTGAAGAAACAAAAGATCATGATGGACGCTGCTGCCAAGGCCGACTCACAGGCTTTGAAAGAGCAAGAAGTCAGCGGCAAACTGGAGTTGGAAGCTCTTCGCACAGGTGCGCAAATCAAAGAGAGCGAATTCAAGCAACAGTTTGAACAAGAACGTGCCGGTATCCAGATGGGTGCTGACATCGCAAAGAGTAAAGCCCAAATGGATTTACAAGCGCGTACTGCTGCGCTCTCAAACAGCAAACAACGTGAGCCTAAATCATGATCCAAGACTTCGTACGCGTTTTACGTGAAAAAATACGCACTGACATGAACAACTATGCCGATGACTTGGCTGGGGGTTCGTGCCGTACTTTTGAAGAGTACCAAAAACTCTGCGGGATTATTCAGGGTCTAGCCCTCGCAGAGCGTTATCTACTTGACCTTGCGCAGAAAGTTGAAGAATCAGATGAGTGATATTGATTTAACCCCCGGTGCTTTTGCACTGCCTGAACCCATCCAACCTTTGGATGCACCTGAAGCTACTGACGAGCAGAAGGCTACGCAACTTCCCATCCCAACAGGTTGGAAGATTCTTTGCGCCGTGCCCGACATCTCTGAACGCATCGACGGTACAAGTCTGGACTTAGTCCGGCCTCTTGAAAGCATGCGCCAAGAAGAAACAGCGACCACTGTGTTGTTTGTTTTAAAAGTTGGCCCAGATGCGTACAACGACACCGCCAAGTTTCCCAACGGAGCATGGTGTAAAGAGGGCGACTTCGTGTTAGTACGTACTTACTCCGGCACAAGATTCAAGATCTTTGGCAAGGAGTTCCGTCTCATCAACGACGACCAAGTTGATGCTGT